TGAACTCGCTGCGCTCGAAGCTATCGTTCGCAAATCTGCCATCGCTGCGGCAGATAGAAGCGGAGAAGATGCGACGCGCCACTGAGCGCGCGCGCGACGATCTGCAGCGATCAAATAATTCTCTCGCGGCATTCGTTCGCCTGGCGTGGCACGTTGTTGAGCCGTCGCGTGACTATGTGCACGGTTGGCACATCGACGCGATGGCCGAACATCTAGAGGCCGTCACGCGCGGGCAACTGACGCGACTCCTAATAAACGTGCCGCCGGGCATGATGAAGAGTCTGATGACGTCAGTGTTCTGGCCTGCCTATGAGTGGGGACCGTGCGCGCGGCCTGATCTGCGTTACGTCACATATAGCTACGATAAGGAGCTATCGACGCGCGACGCATTGAGATGTCGCCGCTTGATCGCGTCTGACTGGTATCAAGCGTTGTGGGGTCACGTGTTTTCGTTGACCTCCGACCAGAACGTCAAGACGCGATACGAAAACAACCGTACAGGATTTCGCATCGCTGATTATGTCGGCGGCGGCACAGGCGAGCGCGCGGATCGCAATATTGTTGACGATCCGCATAACGTAAAGGACGGCGAGTCGGAAGCGAAGCGCGAGTCTGCGCTGCTATGGCTGCGTGAGACGTTGCCGACGCGCATGACTGATCCTAAGCATTCGGCCGTCGTCGTCATCATGCAGCGCATCCATACGCGCGACGTTGCAGGAGAGATCATCGCGCGAGATATGGGCTACGAGACACTCGTATTGCCGATGGAATTCGAGCGCGATCGTCGTTGCGTCACGTCGATTGGATTCTCCGATCCACGTGAGAATGACGGAGATCTCTTGTTTCCGCAGCGATTCCCGCGCGAGATCGTCGAACGAGACAAACAGGCGATGGGCAGCTATGCAGTCGCTGGACAATTCCAGCAGCGCCCAGCGCCGCGCGAGGGCGCCGTGTTCAAGCGCGCGTGGTTCGAGATCGTCGACGCTACTCCAGCAGACGCAAAGCGCGTTAGGCGCTGGGATCTTGCGGCAACATCATTCTCCGGCAACAACGATCCTGACTGGACCGTCGGCGTGCGCATGGCGAGAGCGCCTGACGGAGTCTTCTACGTCGAGGATGTCGTGCGGTTGCGAGGATCTGCAGCAGAAGTCGAGCGTGCGATCAAAAACACCGCGACGCAGGACGGCAAAGCGGTCGCAATTAGATTGCCGCAAGATCCAGGTCAGGCAGGCAAAGCGCAAGCGGCGGCATACATCCGATTGCTCGCTGGATTTGATGTTCGCGCGCAGCCAGAGACCGGCGCAAAACAAGTGCGCGCGCGACCGCTCGAAGCGCAGGCGGAGGCGGGAAACGTCAAGCTGCTGCGCGGCGCATGGAATGATGCATTCATCGCGGAGTTGTGTGATTTCCCGAGCGGCGATCATGACGACCAAGTTGACGCCGCTGCGAATGCGTTGAGCGATCTTGTGAGCGAGACAGCGAGTGCGCAGATATTCGTATGATGCGAGGCCAAACAATTGATGCGAATTCTGTCGAGGATATTTGCGCGCGCGCAACCTCTGCCTGGACCGAGAGCATCGTCTGGCTCATCGATCGGTAACTTCCTGCTCTGGTTGGCCGGCGCGCCAATTGATATCCGCCCGATCAAGACACGCGAAGATCAACTCAGCGCGTTTGCAGGGTGGGCATACGCCGCCGTATCGACGATCGCGCAAGACGTGCGAGCGAATCCATGGGCGATCTGGCGCAAGTCAGGACAGGCGCGATCCGAGTGGGAGCGGCTCGACGACGATCAGATCAATCCGATTCTCATGCGTCCAAACGCAATGCAGACGTGGGGCGATCTGATCGAGTCGACGCAGCTGCATCTCGATCTGGCTGGCGAGTCGTTCTGGCATTTCATTGCGGAGCGCAATCGAACAATCGGCATAGAGCTGATCTATCCGCATTGGATCGACGAGCCGATCCAAGACGACAATGGGCGAGTCAGCGGTTGGAAGGTCAGCATACCTGGCCGGCCACGCACGATCGTGCCTGCGAGCGACGTTGCGTTGATTCGGTATCCGCATCCGCTCGATCCACTGCGCGGCGCGTCGCCTGTCGAGGCATATGCGATCGCACATGACATGGACGTATACGCGCGCGCCTATGGATCATCGCTACTCAAGAATCGCGCGGTGCCTGAGCTCGTCATATCGAGCGAGCAGGACATCACGTCTGAGCAGGCGGATGTAATTCGCAATGCGTGGATCGATCGCTATCGCGATCCGCGCAATGGTCCGGCTGTCATAGGACGCGGAGCAAAGGTGCAGCAGCTTGGTCTCGGGATGCGCGATCTCGCGTTTCTTGAGATGACGAATGCGTCGCGCGATCTGATTCTGTCGATCTACAAGGTGCCTGCTGCAAAGGTTGGGCTCACGACGGATTTCAATCGCGCGAATGCAGAGGCAGCGGATGCGACGTACAAGGAGAATTGCATCCTGCCGAGACTGCGCAGGATCGAGGAAGCGATCAATCTGTTCGTGCTGCCGCGATTGTATGGAGAGCAGGCGCGGTCGCTTTGGTTCGAATTTGAGTCGCCCGTTGATGAAGATCGTGAATTTGCGCTGCGGAGAGCGAACGACATGCTCAACGCCGGCGCGATGACGATCAATCAATATCGCGACGCGCTTGGTGAATCGCCAATCGATGGCGGCGACGTGTTCATGGTCCCGCTCGGCAAGCGCATCCTTGGTTCGCTGACGCAGGAGAGCGGATCGCTATCAGCAGAGACGCTCGACGACGAGCGCATGATCGAGCGCATCAAGGATGCCGTCGGATCGCGCGGCGCAGATGGCGCGTCGTCACGACGCATGCCGCAACCGAATGCGCGATATGAATTGGCAGAGTTGCGTTTCGTGCGCTCGCAAGGTGCGCTGGAACGCGAGCTTGCGGCTGCGGTGCGTGTGCTGTTCACGCGGGAGCAGCAATTGATCATCGCTGAAATCAAAAACAATCTAACACGCGGCGCATGGAATGACATGATGCGCCGCGATTGGCTCGACGACGTCATGCGCAAACTCGAAGGAAGATGGCGCGGAACGTTGTCTGACTTCATTGTGCGCGGATATCGCGAAGGATGGTTGCTCTTGTCCGCCGACATTGACAGCACTCTATCGTTCGATCTTGTGCGCGAGGAAGCGGTGCGTCTTGCAGAGCGCATTGCGGGCGAAAAGGTGACAGAGATCACCGACGAAACAATGCTGAAAGTGAGAGAAGTAATCACCGCCGGCGTAGCGGAAGGAAAATCGGCGGAAAGCGTGGCGAATGACATCCGCGCTCTATACGACGGATTCCGTGGATCGCGCGCGTTGACGATCGCGCGAACGGAAACAGCAGCGGCAGTAAACGGCGGCAAGGAAATGCACGCGAGCGAAATCGAGGAACGTCTCGGAATGAAGCTCGTCAAGACGTGGATCGCGACAGACGATGATCGCACTCGTCCGAGTCATGTCGAGGCGAACGATCAGACTGTCATGCGTGATCAGCCGTTCGAATTGGCCGGCGGCAATCTCATGTATCCGGGAGATCCAAGCGGACCGCCAGGTGAAATCATCAATTGTCGATGCACGGTGATCTACGATGAAGCGGATTAACACGGCAATGAACAACGTCTACGAACGCGGCATTGTGCTGCGCAGGCCGGCTGATGGATCGCGCGTGGTGACATTCCGTGCATCTACTCCGTCAGTGGATAGGCACGGCACGCGCATCATCCCTATGGGAATTGATACGACGCAATTCGATGCAAATCCTGTGTTTCTTTGGGGGCACGACGGCTACGGCGGGGTCATTGGACCGTCGTCACTGTCGTCCGTCATCGGACGTGTCGTTTCACACCGCAAAACGGAATCGGCATTCGACATCGACGTAGAGTTCGCGCCTCCTGACGTCAACGAAACCGCAGACCAGGCGCTGCGTCTTGTTCGTTCCGGCTTCTTGAACGCGGTCTCTATCGGATTCTCACCGCGCAAATGGCATGAGGAGCGAATTGACGACGGGCGGCAAATCACCGTGTTCGACGAGGTTGATTTGCTCGAAGTCAGCTTGGTGCCGATCCCGAGCAATCCGGACGCTGTCGCGTTGACCAGACATTTGTTCGGATCGCATCCTGATGTTGAGCAGTTGCGCGCCGTTGATACGCTGCTGCGCGTAGGCAAGGTGCTATCGTCAGCAAACAAGGGCAAGCTGCGCAATGCGGTGCAGCTGATCAACGAGGTGCTTGCGTCTGCGGAAGATGATGATGTTGACGAGACTCGCGCCGCTAGAGCAATCAGGCTGCACGGTGCCGGAGAGGAATTTGCGAGAGAGCTTATCGACGCCGGCGCGGTCAACATCGACGATCCATGGGAATTCACGCCAGATGACGGTAACGCGCTGCTCGGTAGCGATGGCGACGACTGGTCGAACTACGGCCGTCATCATCTCGCACGCGAGACAGATGCGGGCGAAGATACAAAGGATGGCTGGCGATATCCTTTCGCGAAACTCGTCGATGGAGATAGCACGCTGTTTCGCTCTGCACTGATCGCGATCAGGCAGCGTGCTGGACAGCAAGGACATACGACGGTGTTCGATGCAGCCGGAAGGCTGATCGAGGCTGTCGACTCGATGACACAAGCGCCTCCCGCGCAAGCGGCAGAGCACGGCGCTGTCGCGGCCGCTGACGCGGCAATCAAAGCGTGGCTCGCTGAGCGGGCCACTGAACGCACGTTGCGCTCGCGCAAGTGAGCGCGCAGCAAAAGGACTATCAGGAATGAGTGATATTTCCCGCGCGGTCGGCGACGCCGTCCGCAAAGAGCTTGCTGCCGTCACAGAAGAAGTGCGGCAGGCTGTGTCTGCGGAGCAGGCACAGAAGCTCAACGAGTTCGAATCTGCTATCGTCGATCTTCGCGCGCATCTCGCCAAGCTTGAGGCGCGCGGCGATGTCAAGCCGACCGAAGAGAAGGTCAGCGACATCGAGAAGCGTCTTGCGGAGACAGAAGAAAATGTGCGCATTATTCGCGCGCATCCTGCGCTTCCGTCGAATCGCAAGGATGATGTTGTCGACGTGTTCCGTGGCGTGTTCATTCGCGACATCGCTGCGGCAAAGAGGACGCTGCGCGAATTGCGCGGCATGGAGCAGGGGCCGATTCAGACTCGCTCGATCGACTCCGGCTTGTTTGTTACCGGCGGCAAGCTGCCTGCTGAGGCTGCGGATCAGTTCATCGACTTCCTCATTGAGCAGCAGAATGCGTTGTCGCGTGTCGTCGTTCGGCGCATGATGAATCCCGAGGGGCATACGGATGAGTTGACCGTTGCTGCTCGGAAGATGCGCAAGGGCGCAGAAGGAAGCGATCCGACTGCGGCCGGCGGTATCGGCACCAAGCGTCGTACGCTGCGAACCGTCGAGGTGATCTGGGCTGAGGACATCACGCTCACGTTCCTCGAGGATAATATCGAGCGTCGCGGTGCGGAGACGCACATTGCGCGTATGCTCGCGACCGCCTTCGGCAATGATCTGAACGATCTCGCGTGGAATGGCGATGAAGCGGACACCGGCGACGCGTTCCGCAGCATCAACGATGGATGGCTTGCGATTGCCGCTGCCGATACTGACGTCAATGTCGTGGATCTCAGCGACACGACATATGGCGTCACGTCCAGCACGAAGGCGAGTGAAGTGCTGAGCTTCGCGTCGCATGCGCTGCCGTTCAAGTTCAAGGGCCGCACCGATCTTGCGTACTTCGTGCCGGTGCGATTCGCGGAGCGATATGCCGACGAGGTCGCGACGCGCGAGACGGCTCTCGGCGACGGCGTGCTTGTCAACGGCATGCCGACGCTGCGTTACTTTGGTCGTGCGGTGATTCCCGAGCCGCATCTGTACGGCTCCAACAACGACAAGGTCGTGCTGACGCCGCTCGGAAATCTGTTTTTCGGTGTGCAACGTCAGCTCACCGTTGACAGCGAGTGGCGTCCGCGCAGGCGGATGGTCGAGTATACAATCACCGCGCGGACCGATTACGAGTATGCGACGGGCGAGGCGCTTGTCCTCGTGTCGTCGCTGCCTGCTCACCTGCAGGCTGTGTGATCGTGAGTGCGGCGCGGCCGGCATTGACGCTGGCCGCGCCACCATAGAGGGATATACGATGATCTACGTGAGGCACATCAAGGGCGGCAGCGTCTCATTCGTGCGCGATGGTCAGATCGTGACGATGAGCGTTGGATCTGAGGGCGACGTGCCGGATGCTGTGTATCGTCGCTATGCGACCCGGTTCGAGCGGATCGACCCTCCGCCGTTGGCGATCAGATCTGCGCCGCATCATATGCCTGCGCCAATCGACCATGTGACGACACAGATGCGGCAATCGCAGACGCGCTTCGTCGCGCGGCATCGTGGGCGCGGCAAATGGGTCGTATGGGACGATC